CTTTATATTTTCTCCGGGGGGAGTGTTTGGTAAAAGGGTTCTGGTTAGGGTGATACGCCGCCGGGGGTAATTGGTGATGGTGGCCTCCAAAAACCCCCGGTTTCACCCTTTTAAAAGTTGTATGAAAGTCTCATCATCTTAACTAGAACCCTTTAAAACATATTTGAAAGGCAGGTTAACAATGTCTCAAGAAGAAAGAAGTTACTTAAAAGTCGATGTAACTTTGGCAATGCTTCGAATTATATTCATTTGTATGGTCGCATCTTATGTTTTTAGCCAGTTGTTCACAGAAGTTGTGTTCAGAACTAAGCAGGAGGTATATTTGGATTCCTATAAAGTTACAAAATTCGACTATACTTTGCCAGTAATTGGCTATCAGCCAGATGAACCAATGGAGAGACACACTTTAATAGACGATAGAACCGATGAAGAGAAGTTTTACGCTCGTCTATTAAGCTTCGCTGCAAGTTTGGGAGAAAAGTACGACATAGAACCTTCACTTATATTAGCAGTAGCTAAGAAAGAGTCTAGATTAAACCCAGATGCTTATGGAAGCGGAGCAGTTGGACTTATGCAGATCATACCATCATGCCATAGAGAACGAATAGAGCGCTTACAAGTTCAAAACTTGTATGATCCTTATGAGAACATGATGATAGGCGCTGATATTTTGTCATCTTTATGCAAAAGACATAATGACATTGGCTATGTTCTAATGTGCTATAACATGGGAGAAGGTGGAGCTTCTGCTAAGTTCAAAAGTTCAGGATATTCTGAATACGCAAAGATTGTTTTAAAGTACAAGGAAGAAATAGAAAGGAGTGAGAGTTATGGCGCGATCTGCCACCAAGAGAAAGTTGCCAGCTCCAACGCCGGAGATAGCGGAACAAAGATGCATCGAATCTGCATATGCCCTAGCTCAAGCGCAATTAGATGAAGGCTCGGCTTCTCCATCTGTCATTGTTCATTTTTTGAAGATGGGTACAGAGCGAGCTCAGTTAGAAAGAATGAAGTTGGAGAAGGAAACAGAATTACTTAAGACAAGAGAGTCTTCTATTAGAAACGCCGAACATACAGACGAATTATATTCTAGAGCTATTCAAGCTATGAAAGAGTATAATGGTCAGTTAGACGAGGAAGATGACTATTGAGAAAGACGTATCACGAACTCATCTTGCTTCCAACATTCGAAGACAGATTCCAGTATTTGAAGATGGGTGGAAGAGTTGGTGAGGAAACATTTGGTTGGGATAGAGTCTTTAATCAAACATTCTACAAGTCTAGAGAATGGCGAGAAGCTAGAAGAAAGGTAATTCTGAGAGATAATGGCTGCGATTTGGGAATAGAAGATAGACAGATCTTTGATAAGATTATAGTCCATCACATCAATCCAATTTCTATTGAAGAATTGGAAGAAGGTGGTCCTGAATTGTTTGATCCAATGTATCTCATTTGCTGCTCTCACAATACACACAATGCTATACATTATGGAGATGAGAGCTTATTAATAAAAACCAACTTTGTTGAAAGAAAACCGGGCGATACATGCCCTTGGAAATGAGAGGAGAAGGTTATGGGTTTTAAGACTTTTGATCTGGACGATCCAGAGCAGGCAAAACAGTATAAGAAAGAAAAGAATCATAAGAGTTTCATTAAGGAAAATCCGAATGTTAATACAACGCCGAGTTATGAGAATACTGAAGAGCCAGATGTATCTGTGGACGAGATTGGAACCAATCTCCTGGCAAAGGTTGTAAAAGTCGATCAGCTTCGAGTAAGGAAGTATCCAGAAGGAGAAGTTCTCCGACTTATCAACAAGAATGACGAAGTTAGAATTATCTCGGACTTTGATGACATCTGGTACAAGATCGAGCTTCCGGATGGTTGCAGAGGGTATGTAATGAAGGAATTCCTTCTTACTTATCTAGACGATCGCAATCTAGACGACAAATCTCGCAGGTGTAAATGCAATGTCTGAGCCTACCGTTAACACAGACGGTATCCTGGCTAGCATGCAGCTTATGCTTGGCATGGAACCTGATTACCAAGCTTTTAATACAGATCTAATAATCCATATAAACACGATCTTGTCAAAGCTTAATCAAGTTGCGGTAGGAGTCGAAGGTTTTCAGTTAGATCTCACTGATCCATACACATCAGAATGGAAGGACTTTCTTGGGACTGATAACCCTCTGTTAAATATGGCTAAGTCATACATGTATCTTAGTCTTCGTATTCTATTTGACCCTCCTCAGAATTCTTTTGTATTAGATTCGCTTAAGAATGAAGCAGAAGAGTTACTTTGGAGATTGAATGTTGAGGCCGATGAGTGGCCTAGAAACCATACAAGTTAAGAGGTGATATTATGTTGTCCAACAGAGCCACCCCCATCTATTATGGACAATTCAGAGATCAGGTTATAAGAGGGGAGATACCAGTAAATGAGTATATAGCTCTCGAAATGGAGAGAATCGATGCTCTTATAGAAGATGACCGATACTGGTATGATGATAAAGCAGTAGAAGGATGGATTAAATTCTGTGAAAAAGAATTAACATTGACTGATGGTTCAGACCTTTATCTACTGGATTCGTTCAAATTGTGGGCAGAAGAGATATTTGGATGGTATTACTTCACTGATCGTATGGTTTTTGTACCCGGCAAAGATGGAAAACCTGGTAAGTATGTTAGCAAACGAGTTAAAAACAGATTAACTAAGAAGCAGTATCTAATAGTGGCCCGAGGCGCCGCTAAATCTATGTATGGTAGCTGTATTCAATCTTTTGGTTTGGTTGCAGATAGCGCCACGACTCACCAGATTACTACAGCACCGACTATGAGACAGGCTGAGGAGATACTTTCTCCTTTTAGAACTGCTATCGCGCGTGCGCGCGGAGATCTGTTTAAGTTTTTAACTGAAGGATCGTTACAGAATACTACTGGCAGTAGGGCAAATAGAATGAAGTTATCTCCTACCAAGAAGGGAATAGAAAACTTCATAACAAATTCTCTTTTAGAGATTCGCCCGATGAGTATTGATAAGCTTCAGGGCTTAAGACCTAAGTATTCGACGGTCGATGAATGGCTTTCTGGTGACATTCGAGAAGATGTTATAGGTGCAATTGAGCAGGGTGCGTCTAAGATGGACGATTACTTAATTGTAGCAATGTCTTCCGAAGGAACTGTGAGAAATGGATCTGGTGACAGTATTAAGATGGAGCTTTTAGACATTCTTAAAGGACAATATTACGCTCCTCACATCTCTATCTGGTATTACAGATTAGATGATGTTAAAGAAGTCGCAGATCCAGAGATGTGGCTTAAAGCTAATCCTAATTTAGGAAAAACTGTAAGCTATGAGACATATCAGCTTGACGTAGAAAGAGCCGAAAACGTACCAGCCGCAAAGAATGATATTTTGGCTAAGCGTTTTGGCATTCCTATGGAAGGCTATACTTACTTTTTTACGTATCAAGAGACTATCCCTCATAGAAAGCATGATTTTTGGAACATGTCTTGCGCACTTGGCGCAGACTTATCACAGGGTGACGACTTCTGTGCGTTTACTTTCTTGTTTCCTTTAGAGCGTGATGAGTTTGGGATTAAGACTAGAAGTTATATTTCCAGTAGAACCTTCGCAAAACTTCCTACAGCTGCTAGGAACAAGTATGAAGAATTCATGCAAGAGGGTAGTCTCATGGTTCTTGACTGTACTGTTTTGGATATGATGGAAGTTTATGACGATCTTATACAGTACATTGATGATTCAGAATTTACGGTCGAAGCTTTTGGATATGACCCTTATGGTGCAAAAGAATTTGTTAATAGATGGGTGACAGAGAATGGCGAATTTGGTGTGGAGAAAGTTCCTCAGGGTGTTAAAACAGAATCTATACCTCTTGGAGAGTTAAAAGACTTAGCTGAAGACCGTAAACTTATATTTGATCAATCTCTTATGCAGTTTGCTATGGGTAATTGTGTTACTCTTGAAGATACAAATGGTAATAGGAAACTGCTGAAGAAGAGATATGAGGAGAAGATAGATAACGTTGCAGCTTTACTAGATGCCTGGGTAGCATATAAGCTCAACAAAGAATTGTTTGAATAAGGAGGACATAACGATGGCTGATTGGACACCTGAAAGTCGGTCAGAAGAGATCCTTTTCGCTACAATTAATGGGGAAGAGTATAATGGCCTCCCAGAAAGTAGAATAGAGGAACTGCTTCTTGAACTCAAAGAAGTAATAGAAGAAGGTGGTGGCGGTGGAGGAACTTCTACAATTGCATGGAAGCCAACCGTTGCAGCAGATGGAACTATATCTTGGGTTAGAACCGCATCTGAAACAAAACCCGAAGATCAGAACATTAAAGGACCAAAAGGTGACAATGGAGAAGATGGTGAAACAGGACCTCAGGGTCCTAAGGGCGAAGACGGAGAAA